CGCGTGCTAATTCACACGCGCTCCACTCCCCCTAAAAGGGAGTGGCCATCCTGGTCTTGATGTCGACGGACCTAGGACGTCCATAACGTTCTAAGTGCTTCACGTCAAAGATTGGCAAATCTTCGCGAATAGTGAAGAACTTCATCAGAGCAAACCATCCATCCAGCTTTGAAGCTGGTAAGACGGCCGATACGACATGTCCCTTAACCAAAGGAACATGTAGTGTCCGACTGAAAGCCTCAGCAATGAAGCCGAAGTGTTCCAATCGACCAATGATGGGAGACCCATCCTGGACTGCCGGCCAAAGAAACCTTGCGGTTACAATTTGGTCGTCAATCCATTTAACAGTTTCATCATAACCAGCTAGAAACAGTTGGTTACGAAGAGAGGCTGTATGGATGAACTCCGAAACGTCATTCCGTTTGACAGGTAGTCTACTACGACAGCGCACGATGGAAACATCATGTCCGGCGTAATACTCCTTGCCACAAGACTCACGGAACCTTCCGGTCCAGTAAGACTTGTTCGCATTGACTAGAAAACCAAAATTCTCTAGCTCGCGATAAACGGATGGCACATAGTCTGTGGGGACAATAATATCATCCCCATAGACGCGTACCGAACCTATAAAGGATTTCAAATCTTTATAGGTCAGTCGTCTCTTGAGCGCTTTCTCTATGCCACAAAAGACTATCGTCAAAAAGACCATAGCCTCAATGGGAAAAGTCAGCGCTGAACCCATAGACGCAAACTTGGCTAGACGCATAACGCCAAAGCCAGGCACGTCAGCCTTCCTTGATCTGCTAGCATCAACTGCCTCATTAAGAGACGGATAACGCATAAGCAGAGTTCGGACAAGCTGATTGGAAACACGATCGGACGCTTCCTTCATATCGAGGGTAGCAAGGGACCCATCAAGGGACCCTTTCAAGGCAAGACGCTGATTAGGCGTCTGGTCATCGAAACCGATTAGGTGTGTCAGGAGGTTATCCCTGCCTACACCATCGTAGAGCATCCTACGGAGCCCTTGTTGCACATATTGCATGCAGGTAGGCTCTATAGCGATAATCCGCGGTGTTTTCATCGTTTTAGGAACCGTAATAACCCTAACAGGTGTTTCGGCTCCGGGTTCGACGATATCAAACCCTCCGTGCTCCAAAAAGGAGCGCCAGTTCGGAAAGGCAGCATTTCCTTGTGGGAATATCTGCTCTAGTCGAG